ATTATGTACATTCCTAGCAATCATTTTATAAAGTTTGAAATCTGGATAACGCTCTTCACCATTTGTTTTATAAAGAATGTTCCTATTTTGATCATCCGTCACCCACTCAACAATTAACTTTGCTAGTGGTTCTTTTTTGCATATTTTTGAAACATCATTTATATTATCAATAAAATAATCAAAAATAGAGCAACCAAGTCGACACAAATCAAAACTGAAATTTGGTTCTAATCTTGGCTTGTTTTCATTAAAGTATGGTTCACAGTTGTATTGTGTAGCAGCATCACCTGTACTACTAAAACTATCGCTGCATATTACTTTTGACTTGTACTTATAAATAGAACGCCCAAAGTCAATAATTTTAAAAATGCGATTATAAGTTGGAACGCGATAATATTTTTTATTATAATGATAATAAATATACTGTTTTTCAGTGTAGATATACATAATATTATTTGTGTGTAAATCATTATGAGTAAATCCAAACATTTTTTGATATGTAATTAAAGTCATAATAACTTGCATAAGAGCAGATTTCCATTCTCCATCCGACATTTCCTCTTCTTGCATCATCAGTGAATCAAGAGTATTTTCACATTTCTCTAACATGATCGCAGTAACAGGGAAGTTTTTTATAGTTGCCCATAACATGTCATCATCGTCATAATCTTCGCTATCACTATCTTCATCGGAATTTAAATTATCATTACTATTACTATCATCATTATCAGTACAACTACCACTATTATCACTATTTGACTCATTATCTAGTTTGTCGCATTCGTCAAACTTTTCATTATTCATCTCCATTTTTGAATTATTATTTCTATTTCTTAATTTCTCTCGTCTCTCCCGTTTCTCACATTTTTCAGGTTTATCAATTTCATTAGAAGTGTCATCGGCATTCTCTTCGTCTCCGCTACCATCATCGTTATCGGTATAAGATGATCGCGAAGAACATGATTCTGTCTCGTCACTACTATTTTCATTGTCTTTATTTATGCGTACACTCCCATCTATTGCATTTAACACTGCAGTATTAGGATCATTAGAAATACTAGATGAATTATTGTTGTTTGTATTTAAAACAATATTAACTTCGCATAGTGATTCCAGCATATTATTTGCAGTATTTTCTACAGATGGTGCAGAAACATTATTAAATACTAGATTCAATTCGTCGTTTAAATTATCAAAATTGTCATGAATAATATATACTGGTTCATTATCCTCGCACTTTTCATCGATTTTGATTTTACTTTTTCGATTACGTGTGTCATTATTATTTTGGCTACCTGATTCAAAACTATATTTATCTATATCTTCTACATCAAAGAGAATACCTTTATTTTTATTAAAAAAAGAAGAACCATCGAGATATTCAATATCGTCAATCACATTACAATAAAAATTATTTTTATTTGCATTAAAAGACCCATAAAAATCAAGTCCATGAATAAAGTCATGATGATGCAAAACTTGGCTAGATAGATAAGAGAAAAAACTATCGACATATGCAGCATTATTTTTATCGTTTGCTTTTGGCAACCCTTGTTGATCGAATTTAGATAATGTCGGATTTTTTAAAATATCAATATTTTTATTACTACTATCATACTTTCCTGACATATATTTTACAGGATCTATCAAAGGAGAAAACTTAATAAAAATAGGTTTGTGTACATATGTAAGAGAATCTGGTGTACTTTTGAAAGTGTCTACTACTGCTGCTTGAATATTATTTTTATCAATAATACCTGATAATCCAGATACATAAAATCTATGATTAAGATTTATAGAGTTATAATTTGTTTCATTTAAATTAAAGTATGTTTCATAAATTGGGATATAATTTTTACTATTATTTATTTCAAGTTCTGAATTTTCTAAAGAAGCAAATAAATCGGAATTATTCAACTTCCTATAATACAAAGAAAAGGAGTTTTTACCAAACTCGGGTTCGCGCACATCATTTACAATATCCATCGTCGATTACTTAATTAATTAAATACATATTTTTATTAATTTTTAAACTAATAAAATATAGAATACAAATATAAATATAAATAAAGTCAACAATATGCGTTTATATTAATTATATTTTTTTTATATATAGTATATTTAGATCAGATTATAATAATAAATGAGTGTTGGACTTGAGTTAGCAAAATTTGACATGAGATCTATTAGTTTTAGACCTGATGAAAACAAGGGTCCCGTTATTGTTCTAATAGGTCGCCGTGATACAGGCAAAAGTTTTTTAGTTAAAGATTTAATGTATTATCATCAGGATATCCCTATTGGCACGGTAATATCAGGAACAGAAGCTGGAAATGGTTTTTTCGGAGAACATGTACCAAAATTATTTATTCACGATGCATATAATACTGCAATTATTGAAAATATTTTAAAAAGGCAGAAAGCGGTTTTAAAACAAATGAAAAAAGAGATTGAAACATATAAACGAAGTACAATTGATCCGCGTACTTTTGTAGTTTTGGACGATTGTTTATTTGATAATAAATGGACAAAAGACGTAATGATGCGTTTACTTTTCATGAACGGTCGTCACTGGAAAATCATGTTAGTAATAACTATGCAGTATCCGTTGGGTATTCCACCTAATTTGCGTACAAATATAGACTATGTATTTATTTTGAGAGAACCGTATATAGGTAATCGTAAAAGAATATATGAAAATTACGCAGGCATGTTTCCAACATTTGAGAGTTTTTGTCAAGTTATGGATCAGTGTACAGAAAATTACGAATGTCTTGTAATAAATAATAACGCGAAGTCTAATAAATTACATGACCAGATTTTCTGGTATAAAGCACAGACACACGGACCGTTTAAATTAGGTGCAAAAGAATTCTGGGAGATGTCAAAAGATATACATTCTGACGATGATGAAGAGCAGTATGATCCTGCAAATATAAAACGCAAAGGACAGGGACCCAAGATTCAAGTAAAAAAAAATAAATGGTAAATACGCATTGTTAATTGTAAAATTAATAAAAAATTCATGATAATAGTTTTGTCAATTATCATAAATTAGAAATTATAAATTACAATTTAAAATAAAGAGAAAAATGTATTCACAATTTTTTGCGTTACTTCTATGTGACTATTATTTGATACTATACCTAGACACAAGCATGGTATATTAAAATAATTTGAAAGCATCATTGTTAAATAAATACTTTCTGAACCTATAAAAATTTTATTATAATTATGAGATTGGTTAAGTATATTATTTATTAGTTTTTGTACATGTATATTTTTTGTGTCATTTATAGTAATTGTATCTTGTATTAAGTATTTTGTTTTTTTTTCTATATTCACCAATTTAATATAATCAACGAATATATCATTTCTTTTATAGTTTTTGTAATCATTGTCTATTAATGCTGATGATAGTTGAATAACACTTTCAGGTTTTAAATAATTACTATATAATATATTTAAATCAACAATATAAGAAGGTGATAATTCTTGAATAATATTTTTCAACTTATTAAATAAAAAGTTCTTATTTTTATATTTACTGAAACAAGATCTTGTCAAAAAATAATAGTTATTATCATATACATAAATAACACCATTTAAAAATTTAATTTTTCTAGAATATTCTTTTGTATTTCCAAATAAAAATCGAAACTGACTTTCAATATTTATATCATCAACCATTATAAAAGCATTTTTAATATTTAGTGACAGATTAACACCATCAAATATACGATTAAATGGTTTATTATTTTTTATAAGATCAATAATCCATGTATTATCTGATAATTTTGCAGGTTTGTGTGTAAATATACTATTTATCCAATAATAATCTTTTCCATTTATACACGTAGGAGACATTGTTACTAACGAATCAATACCCAGTATGTCAACTGAATATTTTATATTGTTTATAACTAACTGTACGTATGTATATATAGGCTTTCCTGTATCATTTTCAAAATAAAAATGATAACCATTTGGTGTTTTTTCGGATACTGTATCCTTAGGTACTTTATCAATTAAAAAATCAGCACTTTCTATATCATCTTTTGTATCTATATCCAAAATTATATATTTATCAGGTATAAATCCTATAGAATTTTTATTTTTAAAAATATTATTATTTTTATTATTTTTAATTTTTGTTTTATTCATAATATGTTTTTTTTTATTTTCTTCAATATAAAGTAAATTATAATTTTTCACATTTATTCCCATATTTTTTAATGTATTAAAATCTCGCTTTAAACGGTAAAAGTATGTTAATTTTTTTACTCCAATATAGATTCCATATAAAATAAGAATACATAGTATTACAATACATATGACATAAAATATTTTAAAAAATATATTTGTCAAACTATTTATTGTATTTATTTTTATTTTTTTACTCATATAAATAAGCGAAAAATATTATATATATAAAGACATATAATATTTTGCCATGTTTAATCATTTACTATAATTAAATTAAAGATTTCAATTTTCAAACTTTGAAAGTTTAGAAAGACCGTGATCGCTATTCTTGTCCATAACAACATTTTCTGCCTCAAACATACTCTTTTTAATGTCTTCAATTGTAGAATCTTCGTCAAGTCCGTCAAAATTGGCAACATTTGAAACTCCGACAAGTTCTCCTTTCTCGTTAAGCATCTGCGTAAGCTTATTACCACTCTCTTCTGCTTTTTTCATATTTTCCTCGATTGCTTTCTGTTTAGCTTCACGAACACGTTTCTCGAAATCTTGTTTTGCAGTATCTTCATTCTTCTTTTTATCAGACATAAGCTGATTGAGCGTTTCTTCCATATACTCTACGCGACCGGTCTTATATGCCTCAGGATGAAATGGAACCCACATACCAACTTGTCCAACATATATATCATGATTTGGGTCAACTTCACGCAAAAGTTTACAACGAAGTTCGGCTTCTCCTTGAGTGGCAAAAACTCCGCGTACTTTAATGCCGCGAACCGATGTTTGAAACTGATGTTTTTCCCCAAATTTTTCATCTAGTGCATCTTCGTTATTATCAATAAATGTTTTGTAGTCATCGCTAATAGTAGACGACAAACTGAGAGAAGCACCTTCTTCTTTCGTAAAATCTTGCAAGTCGGCAGTCAACTTATCAAAAGGTACGGAATACTTAAAAGAAACAAAATTTAGAAATTGTGTAAATTTTTCCATTGATTTCTTGAAATCCCACTGCTTAATGAATTCCTCAAACAAAAATTGATCCTTTTGTTTTAAAATATGTTCCGGAGAAACAAATGAAAGACATACAAATTTTTGTCCTGCAATGGGTTTATCTTCTTCCAGTAAGTCGACATATTTAGGATTTTCTGTTCCATCATGAAGATATTTAGGCGTAACACCCTCGGGTAATTTATTTTGAAATGACATTATATTATATAATTAACTAATCATTTTAAGTTATTTTAATCGATTAATATTTTAAAACTGTATGTTAATTAATTTATTTAGTAAAACTTTATGAAATAAATAAAATATATTTAGCAATATTTAGCAATTATAAACAAGTAATTAACAATTAAACAATATATTCAATATATTAAATATTTTTTTCTATATTATATTTATAATGTACGGAACACTTGATTTTAGTGAGCTTTTTAAGCGTTTTATTAAGTATATCATCGAGGGTCTTTGCGTAGCTATAGTTGCATACTCTATACCTAAACGCTCTCTTAACTTTGACGAGATTGCATTGATCTCTCTGGTTGCTGCTGCCACCTTTGCCATTCTGGATGTCTATGTTCCTAGCTTGGCAGTATCCGCTAGGTCTGGTGCTGGTTTCGGTATCGGCGCCAACCTTGTCGGTTTCCCCACTCCCCTTAGGGTTTAAATAATTAATCCACAAGAATTCTCAAGTAAATAATTAAGATTAACTTATATAATATTATATAGCACGATGTCATATAATACTATATAGTATACAACATATATTTATTGCGTTGGAATAAAAACCCAATTCAATTCTTCGCAAATTTTCTTCCAAATATCGTCTTGTTCTATTCTCTTTTCTTTATCTTTTAACATAGGAAAGTAGGATAAAAATTCATTTTTTTGAAGTAATTCACACAGTTTATAAACTGTATAATAATAATTCAAAAAATTTACACGATCATCGGGGCAAAACTTTGCATAAGGACGCTGTATTTCCATAAATAGGTTACACAGTGTTTCTTCTAATTCAGGTGTCATTATTGGAGGTTTGATACCAAGTTTATCCTTTATAAATGGTATATGTTCATAATATTTGTTGTACCCTAGTTTTTTTAAAATTTCTTTTGCTTTTGTATTTGTAAATTTTGAAAGCGTGATTCTTTCTTTGTTAAGTTGTTGCTTGATATTTTCAAGAACTTCTTCGGGAATTTGCGTAGTCTCTTTTGCTTGAAACTGTGCAAGAATTTCTTTAAAATGATTAATTCTTTTATATGCATAAAAACATGCTTCTTTTGGCGGTTCCTTATATGATGGTTTTTCATTTTCAATTAAATATGTCACTTGTTTTGCACATGCATTACATACCATTATACCTTCGTGTTCTACAGCAATCATTTCTCCTTTATTGCATGACTGACATACGTCTGTTATATATGTGTAGTCATTAACATTTATAAACGTTTGATCCAAATTTGTAAAGAATTTTTGAACATTATTATCATTTACTTTAGTTAACTCATTTTCGTTTGGTATATTGTCTAGTTTAAAAAAAGAATTTAAAATCTTAGTTTTATTTGTACCATTTGTAATTTCTTTCTTATTTTCAAAATAGTCGAAAATACATCTACTGTTGTTTAAATAATAATCTTTTATCTTTTTTTTATTTTTAGAAATTTCTAATTTTATGTCATATAAACGATCATTTAACTCTATTTTTTCATTTATATCTATATTGTTTAACTCATTGTTATCATTTAATTTTTGCATTATTTCATTCTTTTCCCTAACCAATAAAGGCAATGTTTCATTTTGTATTAAACTGAATTCTGTTTGAAGTTCTCGATGAACACCATCAAGTGTTAGTATCCGTTTTTTATCAACAAAAATCTTCTTATTTGTTTTGTGTTTAAATGACGGCATATATAATATTATATTATATTGTTATACGTATAACTTTTTTAATATATTAATTATTGATATTATTAATATTAATATTACTATTCTATCTATTGTATCTATTGTATCTATTGTCCTATTTTAATTAAATAAATATTTACATGTTAGGTATAATAAATTAAGACATATTAATTTAGATATTTATATTTTGGATATTTAGAGTTATTATTTGATTAATGTTTTCTCTGTAAAAATAAAAATAAAAGTAATAACAAGATACATCAAAAATGATTTTACCAAACAATTTAGATAATTCAATAAAAATAAATTATA